AGAGCTTCGTGGTAGTAGTACGAATCAATGGGAGCCACAGCCACCACACGCTTGGCCTGATCAAGAGTTAAAGACATTGGTCAACGAGGGAAGATGGTTAATGAGAATGGTGTTGATCTCTTGTGCGATCTGCCGATGCTCCAGCTGCGTCTCTACGCCAGTACGCACCGAAAGGTAATGGATCCACGAGCGGATCGTCCCTGACATATAGAGGCGGGTAGGACTGTTCATGGGAAGGACCTTTCTGGCACACTCCTTTGCCACCCCCAGTTCAAGGAGACGATCGTACGCTCGATAGCTGGTCACAAATGCCTGACCGATCAGTTTGTCACACTCAGCCAACACCCCAAGAGGTAAATCATTAAAGCTGTTCTGGCGGTTCTTGGTGTCTTGCCTCCGCATTTCGGGAAGCTCTGGCCGCAGCTGAACCTCCGCATACCGCTGCGAGAACTCCTGAAACGAGAACGACCGATGCCGGAGGATCTGTGCCGAGATGTCACGGGTCGTGTTCACCTCAAAGCAGGCGCTGGCCATCTCAAAGGGACTCCAGTGCTTATGCTTAACCAAGTAGTCGATCAACCGTTCTGGGTTGGCATTGGCTTCTTGGTTCGTTGGGTTGGATACCCGAGCACAATAGGTAATGATGGACTCTGCGTCTGGTGTAATCCAGATGAGCTTTGTTTGAGGCATGTATTGGAGGAGTGATGGATACTACTATGGGATACTGTGACTATTACCACTACTATGACTACTATGGTTGTTATAGTTGTTATTGCTGCTGTTGCTACTGTTGGGGGACGGTGGGGCTATTATAGCTCAACTATGATTGCGACTCAGTGTCCGAAGAACTGCGACTCTCCTCCGCTCCGCTCCGGAGACTCTTGTTCTGCTGAGTCTAGTCATAGTGTTCAACTATAAATACAATGGACAGTAAGGGGGGTTGGGGTGGGGTCTGCTCCGCGTCAGTCCCCCTATCGGGGGTCTTCCTTGGTCTTCGGGGCGCCGCTTGCGCGGCTTCCTCAGAGGTACCCCCCTCTTTCCCCCCTAGAAGCAAGCACCTTTTTTGGAAAACCGGTATAAACCGGGGTTAATCGATGTGTCTTTTTAGGTGTCTTCCCCCTTTCTAGGTCCAGGAATAGACACCAGAATCCGAGACAATATCATCCGTGGAGAGATCCGAAAAGCTCTTTCCGGCAACGAGCATGTCGGTAGCAAGGGTTGGCTGCTCCAAAAAGGCGTCAATCATGGTGTTCCATTCGTGTCGTTTGTTCTGGATATGAGCCTCCTTTGCGGAGATAGCAAGGACATCCTGAAAATGTTTAACCCCAAGGGCAAGTGCGTCAATCCTGTCGTCGTGGCGGACTGCCCCCTTCTCCCGACACATGCGGGTCAGCTGGTACATCAGCATCCTGGGAAGGCGTTCTTCGGGTGCCTGCTCGGGGTTGCTGCGGTAGTCCCAGTCGATGAGGCGTTGGTCAATGATCAGTCGATGCTGATTGAGGACCGGCTCAAGGGTATCGATGATGCGGTCTTCCTTTCTTGTGGTGGCGCGTGACTCCTCAAACGCCATCCCAACCTTCATTTCTTGGGCGTGCTTTTTTAGGAGTTCCATGATGGCCCCGTCACCAAAGTTGGATTCGATGAGACACATCTTACTGCCGTATTGGCGGCTGCGTCTAAGGATCTCCCTTAGGGTTGTGTCGGAGTACCCATCCTGTGTGGCAAAGATGTCTCGGATGAAGAGGTAGCCGTTGATCTGTGACAGGATGATGGAGACAGTCTCGTCCTTGCCCCTACCGGACGGGTCCACTGCCGTGATGGTGTCGTTCCAGGGGATGTATTCTGAGACAGCCTTTGGCCTATGCCACCGATCACCAGGAAGGGCAACGGCGGGAAGATCGAGAAGGGTCTCCTTGTCAGAACCCCAGATCACATCCGATGGTCCCTTTTGTGGGTCTAGTGGCAGCACGGAGAAGTCACTGAGCTTTAGGGGGAACTTGAGGGCGTCACTCAGGCTGGTATCCAGCATAAACTGAAGCATAAAGTTGCTTCGGCTCATGCTTTGTTCTCGCTCCAGAAGGTTGATTTCCGAAAAGCGAGTGTCCGTTGGAGTCCAGGAAAGCTTGTCCAGGCCCTCACGGTTGATGTCGTCTTGGAGGTCCTTGGCCAGCACGTCCTCGTATCCGACAAGGGACTTTGGATAGCGAGCAGGCCAGACCATTGGTTGGTAGTTGCGTTCCCGCAGCGTCCGGTAAATGGTAAAGGTAGTCTGCGGTGTTCCAAGAAACACGATACGGCTGTCCTGCTTAGGGGTCAGCACGGACTCACCCTCCGTCACGAGCTGAAGCAGCTTCTCTCGCATGAGGTCGGTAGCGGAGTTGCTTGGGACTTCCACGTCATCAAAGATGATCAGGTCGGCACGAGAACCGGTAAGCTGGCCAGTGATGCCGACCGATTTAACGGATGGTGACTGAGCAGGCCTACACCCACGCACATCAAAGGACACACGACTCCAGCGTTGGTCATCGTCCTGTGGAGTCAGGTGGTTGAGCCAGGGGATTTCAATGAGGCACTTTTGGCAGAAGATGGTGAAGTCGTCGGCACGTTGCTTGCTGGCCGACACCACCATGATCTTCTTGTCGCGGTCCCGAAACAGGATCCACAGGGTAAAGGCAGCAGCAATCCAGCTCTTTCCTAGTCCCCGAAATGCTTGGATCTGGAGACGCTTTGGGCCGCCTTGAAGATAATCCGCAATGGCGATCTGTGCTCTTGTTGGACGAGGCAGGTCTAGCGACTTCCATACAAGAGACAGGAACAAAGGGAAACTAGCCCGTAGACGCTCCTCTAAGGCCGCTGTTTTTTGATCCACGATAGAATGTACCTGTAAGGGGATAAAGGGGCCAAGGAGAAGCTCCTAGACCCCGATAATGGCTATTTACGCTTGCGGCTCTTGCCAGCCTTACTGAGGGCAATCGCAATGGCCTGCTTTTGGGGACGACCCTCCTTTACCATCTTGGAGATGTTTTTGGAGACCGTCTTCTTTGAAGATCCACGAGAAAGGGGCATGATCACTCGCCCTTCTTCTTGGTATTGTAACGCTTACCGCGCCAACTGAATTCTTTGGCGCCGGAACTACGAGCAGCCTTGAATGCCTCATTAAAGGGCTTCTTGTTGAAAGAGCCTGTGGTGGTCTTTTGGGTGGGACCCTGCTTGGGCTTATAGTCGCCCCGCTTGAGGGCAGTCTTGAGGGTGGAGTCGCCAGTGTTGTAGGCCTGAAGACCCGCAGCTGCAGCACCACCCCGGCTAGCACCAGCAATAGCACCAGCGACATTACGGGCGGTACGAGCAGCCCTCAGGGTTCCCTCCATGCTCTTCATGGCGGAACGGGCATTGCGCTTAACCTGAGCATCCTTTACGGCCTGCTTGCCTCGTGCTTCGGCCTTGGCCTGGGCGCTGGAAGACAGGGTGCCAGGTGCCTTGCCTTGTCCAGTCGTCACCTTTGCAGAGCCAGCGCCACTAGGTTTGCCGTTAGAGGCAGAGGTAACCTTTGCAGTGCTGGCCTTCATGCGGTTACTGCGCTGTTGAGAGGTGGTAACCTTTGCCTGACTGATGGACTGGCGATTGGCTCGGCCAGGATTCTGACCCGTGGTTGGGGGCTTGCTGGCCGAACGGGTGGAGCGATTTCGAGAAGAGGTAACTTTTGCCATCTTAAGTGATACTTCAGGCGTTGATGGGACCGGTGGTGGTTGCCACGCGGATGGAGAAGCCAGAGCCGGTGCCACCAATAGTAGCCGCTGCTGCGCTCAGGATTTCGGTCACGTCGTAGCCAGAGCCACCGCTGACGAGGGTTACAGCCGTCACGGCACCACCCGACACAACGATGTTTGCGGTTGCGCCAGTACCGGTACCACCCGTCAGGGCCACACCGTTGTAGGTGCCGTTGGTGTAAAGCGTACCACCAACACGGGTGTCAAGGGTCAGGATACGGCCCTGAACCACATCAACGCGGGTCACACGCCCGGTCTTGTTTGCGTTGTTCGAGGAGGGAATACGATCGGCCCGACGAACAGTACGGATTGCGGTCTTACAGGCAGCAACGGTGCCGTTAACAGCAACGGTCGTGGCGGTGGTAGCGAAGGTAGCGGGAACGGTGGTCGTCGTGGTCACACCACCCGACACGTTAACAGTGGTGTGCGTCCGGTTCTTGAGTTCGTCCTCGTCCTGACGACCAGGAGCCGTCGAGATGTTGCCGTAGCTGGAACCGCCTGCGGGAAGAGTAGCCATTTGATTTACCTAAAAAGAATTAAGTTAGTACTAACCGGTAGTCCAGGACAGAACCCTGGAGAAGTTTTTGTGGTCAAAGAAGTCTTGACCGACCCACCACGCTAACCAGTGGTTCGAACCTTTAGACTGGTTACAACTGCGGCAAGCAGGCACAACATTCTTTAGGGTGTCGTGCCCGCCGTGGGTCTTTGGATGGACATGATCTAGCGTCAAATTGTCAGAAGAGCCACAGTAGACACATTGGTTGTCCCAATGATCCTTAATGGCTGATCTCCATTGACGTTTTGCCTCTGCGCTAGTCATGGCTTTTAGGTGGAAGAGGTAGTCAGAAGGGGCTTCCAGAATCATTGATCCTGTGTGGGTTACTTCTTAGTGGATTTGCCGTTGTGTCCATTCCGGGCGCGGTTCCGTTTTGGGCTTTCGAGAACCATACGCCCGTCTCTTGTGTGGGAGAGGTCTTTGCCACCCTTCCCAGCAATTCCTCGCTTCCGTCGTTCCGTCCACCGCTCCTCCGAGGCATTTTTGACGGAAGGTTTCTTATTCAGTTTTCGTTGATAGGCCGCCTTCTTAGCTGCTGCCTCAGGATTGGCTGCGTAATACTTGGCGGACTTACTTTTTGCTGGGGCCATCTT